CAATCACACCTGAGTTTGACCTTCCTGTGAAGGTTGACACCATCGAGCTGGAACAGGGCGACCCGTCCATCGAGCACTACAAGGTTATCGGTCTTCCCGGAGATTGGGTAACAAGCTCGGAACCTGGCGACATCGACCTGTCCTTCCGTGTTCCCACCAAGCACTCTGACGTGCTGAAGATGGCTTACGGTAATGACGCAGTGAAGGAGAATGTAAACGCTACCATCCTTACTACCTATACTGCCGTTGCTAACCCAACTGGCAATCCAAATACCAAGGGTTACTATGAGCTGGTAGATGGCAGCTATGTTCTCACTACTGACACTACTGTCACCGAAGGTAAGACATACTACGAGGCTATCCCCGGTGCTTACACGGGTACAGGTCTCGTTCTCCAGCAGAAGAAGATTGACGGCACGTTCATCTTCGTCAGCGAGGACAAGAGCAACATCCTCATCCTCACGAACACTACCCTCTGGGCAAAGCCTGTCCTCGACCAGGATGCCAAAGGTGTGTTCGCACTGGACTTCAACGGCACTATCGAGACCGATGGTACCAATCCCGACATTCTGTTCCTCACCAAGGCGGTGTAACTCCGTAAGAGGAAGAGAAAGACGAGTGACCAATGAGGGGCGGCGGTTTGACTGCCCGCCCCTCTTTCATTACCAAACAAAAGGAATATGGAAAAGAAAGAGATAGAACAGCCCGGAATAGATATACAAAAGATGATTAACGATATTTTGTCTGCAAAGCCGGAAATCGTAACCATCAACGGAAAGAAGCGTAGCATAGGTTGGCTGCATAATGGCTTAACACGAAAGCTGACGGACATAATGTTAAGTGAGGAAAAGCCATGGAAGCGCAACGTGAAAGCTGCGTGTTGCATTCTACTAAATCGGCGTAATGGTTTTATCACTAACCTTTTGTTAAGACTTTGGTTTTGGGTGTATTGGCGCTGGATGTATTATGTTGTTGACATGGACCAAGTGGAGGTTCTGGGAGTGTTGAATGCCTCCAAAAAAAAAATTCAATCGGAGCCGTTTGCGATGGCTACCATATTAGCGACCGCGATGATGGACACGATGATGACGATGAGTCGACACGAGTATACCCAAGCAGGACAAGGTGGGGAGCCGCATACTCCCTAAACGAAAAGTTCGGGTTCTTGCTATTACGCAAGTATGGCATAGGCGCGTACGATTATTGGTGGGGGTACACTTCAGCGCAGATAGACCTAATGCTGGCAGACCAGCCGATTATCGACTACAACGCAGACAAGAAAAAAGGTATGGGTAACAGCAGAAAAGATAAAGAGGAAATGGACGACCTTGCAGATGCCTGGGCAGAAAAGAAGCGCAGCCAAGGCAACGTTAAAGGCAGTTCGGTAAGTCTCAGCGATTTCGTCAAGAAAAAAGTATAACTATTCAGTGACCCTATGCAATTCATTAGAAGTCAATATAATAGCCAAAAGTCGCAACATATCCCTCCTTTCGGCTGGATCGGACGGGATTGGCTTATGGACAATCTTTGCGTAATGGATAATCTCATTATCAAGCAAGGACCCTCTCTCGTCGTCCAAGACATACGAAGCCTCCAACAGGTGAGAAGGTTCATCCTTGCGGTCCTTGGTACGCAGAATAAAATATTCCATTTTCACAGAGAATTTGTCGCCGCTATAATTTTCGGACATAACGTCATACTGCAAAACGCAAATCGAGTCATCAGAAAAAATAACTCTTGCATCAGAAATATCAAACGATGCAAATTTATTTTTAAGAGCCTCATTCGGGAATATCTTATAACGCTCTATTGCCTTCTTTTCAAGGGAAGGAGAGCACGAGAACAGCGTAAAAGACGCCATCAAGAGCAGTAGTATATATAGTTTTTTCATGCGGCAAATGTATGAAATAAATTCAAAGTAAGCATCAACAGAATTATAATTTAACAAAGTTAAAGAAATGGCACAAGATAATTTATCGTTCAGTTGGGAATTAAAAGGCAATGTGACTGAAAAAATACAGGAAGCTGTGCGGAAAGCCCAGGACCTTCAAGAAGCTTTGAAAAAAGCGGAAAATGAAGGGGATGCGAAAACGATAGAGAAGCACTACGACAATATGTCGAAAAATATCAAAGAGGCAGAAAAGTCCCTTTACAAACTAATGGATGCCAGAGAAAAGGCAGATAAAGCGATGGGACGTGAAAAAGCTAACCTCTTCGACACAAGTAAGCTACAAGAAGCCGTAGGGAAACTGGACGCGATTATCAATAGTGTCATGAACATCGGTGATGCTGCGGCACGTTCAAAGACGGCTGTAAAAGATATGCTTTCGAGCATGAGTGCCGATGTTGTGTTGAAAGCAGTCAAAGACGGGACATCAAGCCTAAACAAAGACATTGACAAGAATCTAAAAGAAGAATCTAAAGCCCGCGACAAAGCAGCAAAGGAAGCTAAAAGGGCGGAAGAAGAAGCTAAAGCCGCAGCAGAACGTAATGCCAAAGCGCAAGAGAAAGTCAAGGATGCGCTTGCAAAGATAGCAACAGCCCGTGCTAACCTGAGCGCGGCGAGCGAGAAAGGAAACCAGCAGGAAACAGCTCACGCGCAGATGTTGATAAGGCTTCTTGACCATATATCATCAAAGCTAAACTCATTAAAAGGGACTTGGCTTGGGGAAAAAGGTGCTCTCACGGGAATCCTCGGAAGTGGTTATCAGGGCTTAATGAGGAATGTAAGTCAGGCAGTTAGTGATATTGGAAAAGTCGGGAGTTCAGCCATACAGAGTCCTGTCAATCTATTATCAGACCAAAACGTAAACGACACTCTTAGTCGTATTGATGCCATAGGCGCGGCGTACACCCGTTTGCAAAAACTACTCGCAGAAATGGGTGACAGGGGCAAAGCCCCAAGAACAGCCATGGAAATGGCTCTCGGCGGAAACTATAACAAATATGGAGGCAGCTACGAGCAGCAGATGAGTGTATTCCGTGACACCCTTGCTCGTATTCGGAAGGAGATAGAGGATATGTCTAAGGCTGGCATGAATGTCACCGAGCCAAAGAGACAATTAGATGCACTCTATGAAACGATTGCCAAATTTGAAGCGCTTAAGCCTGTCAATATTGGAGAACGGCTTGGTTTAGAACACCTTCGCGGCTATACAGGTCCTCAGACAGCTTTAAGTGATGAAGCGTGGGCTTCTGCAAAGCGAGAGGCTGAGGTGAGAGAGGTAGCGGCGCAGGCAGCAGAGAAGCACCGCCAGAAACTTCTTGAACTGACGATAGCTTTCGAGAGACAGGCAAAGGCAGAAGAGAAATCGAGAGCCGAAGAAGAAAAGGCGACAGCAAGGCAAGAAAGAGCCACACAAGCAGCCCACAAAAGAGCTCATGCGTCAGCAGAGGTACAGCGCAACCTGAACAGGGAAGCGCAAGAGGTCGTGCGTTTACGACTTGAAATGCTGAAAGCGCAGGCGGTACAGCTCAATAGCATGATAAAAAAAGGCGCAGGCATATTCAACGCATCCGAACTCGAAGCATATAGGAACGCCCTGCGCGATGTTATCAGCCAGATTACCACATTAAAAGGTGTAATGGCTAACATCGGTAGCTTTACAGGGCGGAACGGCACAGGTCTGATGTCTTTCGGAAATGGAACGAATTATGCACCGCTTATCGCACATGGTCAACACGCGCTTGAAGCGAGCAGAGCTGTTGACACACTAACGGCAAGCGAAAAAAGGTTTGTTGACAGCCTTACTGGAGCATCATCAGCACTTCGCGCACATGGCGTTTTGCTTGGAGACTTGCAGGCAATGGCGACACAATATCTTAGCTTGTGGGGCGCAAGGAGTTTCCTTAACAACATCATAGAGACTGGTGGTCTTCTTGAACAGCAACGACTGAGTATCGGCGCTATCCTCGGAAGTATGGATAAGGCGGAGGTAGTATTTGGCAAAATCAAGAACCTTGCCGTTCAGTCTCCTTTCGGTGTCGTCGAGTTGGATAAGATGAGCAAGCAACTCACGGCATACGGTTTCCAGTACGAAGAACTTTTTGAGTGGACGAAGAGACTTGCAGATATATCGGCTGCAACAGGAACAGAAGTAAGCCGACTCGCTCTTGCTCTCGGACATGTACGTGCTGAAGGAGCACTGAGTGGATATACCCTCCGCCAATTTGCCATGGGTAACATCCCGATGCTTCAAAAATTATCAGAGAACCTCGGCATATCTGCAAGGGAGGTACGTGAACGCACGAAGAAAAAACAGATTGGCTATGACGAAGTAAAGAAAGTCCTCGAAGATCTAACGAACGAAGGAGGTATGTTCTATAACGCCCAGGAGGTGATGTCTCAGGCGCTTAACGCTAAATTTAAGAACCTCCGTGACGCGTTCGACATTATGTATGGCGAGATTGCTGAAAGTGGCGTAGGTGATGTACTGAAAGGTATTGCGGAAGCTCTTACGGCAGGAGCGAAAGAGTGGAAGCGTTTCGGGACGGACATATTATGGGTAGCAAGCGCATTCGGTATTGCCAAACTCGCTTCTTTGTCATATACGAAGGGTATGACCCTGATGCGTCACGAACTTGGCATTCTTGCTGTGAACACAAAAGCATTCACGGCACAGCAAATAGAAAGTTTGGTCGCAAGCGGTAAAATCTCACGCGCCCAACTCCTGCAAGCCGTAGCAACAAGGCGTCTAACCGTAGAGCAAGCGAGTCTCGCAGCATCAACGCTTAGAATAACTGAAGCCGATTTGCAGCAAGTCGCAGCAACAGGTGTTGTCAGCAAGGCGTTGTACGGAAACGCTATTGCCACAAGCAGACTTTCCATGGCGGAATTAAGGCACATCGCCACTATGAGGCAAAGTATGGGCATAGGTGGTGCGTATAGAGGCTTTCTGACAAGTCTAATGATAGGATTCAAAGGTGTCGGCAGTGCTATAAAGGTAGCAAGTGCAGCATTAAGGACATTCCTTCCGTTCTTGGCAATAGGAGCGATAGTCGACTTCTTCTCCCGCTGGTCTCAGCAGAAGGAGGATGCCAAGTCCAACGCTGAGGAATTGTCTTCTGCTGTATTTGCTGGTGCGGCAAATATGCAGTCTTTGTTTGAATCCATGAAAAAGAACGGCACCGACGACTACGCTACGTCTATAAAAAGCATGAAGGAAGCTCTAAGGAATATCGGAGCTTACGAAAGTATTAAGAAAGACGTTGAGGCATCGCAAGAGGCAGCCAAGCAGTATGACATACTGTATGAGAAAGTGAAACAGCTCGCTGAAGGGTATGAAGGCGCAAAGGCTTCCGTAGAGGCTTATCTCGAACAGGCAGGTAAAGTTGGCGGTGGAATGTTCACTGACAACATGGATAAGGACCTGTCTCAATACGGACAATCTTTCATTGACAAGAAAGTTGCCGAGGAAGGCGCCAAAAAGTTCTCAGACATATATAAAAAGGAGTTTATCAAGGCTCTTAAAGCACAAGGAAAGTGGGTTGAGAAAGAGATGGCAGGCAAGACCTGGCAGGAGCTTTTTTTCAAACTCGACAATCACGATGCGTTTTGGATAAACTTGCAAAAGACCGGTACTATATTTGACGGTACGGCTACCGAGATTGAAAAGAATAGGTACAACGAAGCGGCAGAAGCGTTAAAGAATTACTCTGATGCCCTTAGAGAGTTCTATTCGGACAGGAAAGAAGTCGAGGAGCAGATGCCTCAGTATGCAGAATACATCAAGAGTTCTGCCCGTGAATATGCGAAGTATATCCTTGGTGGTTTAGATGACGACATGTCAAACTGGAGCGATAGCGACTTTAGTGTATTTGTGGATGGACTCTACAACGCCTTGAAGAACTTAAAAATTCCAGAGGAATTGAAAGATGATGTCATGGAAATGCTCTTGCAGACATTCCCGGAAGAAATCCGAGTTAAGATAAGGAGCATCATTGACCAAAAAGGCGAGAAAGCTAAACTTGAAGGGTGGCACAAGGATATACAAGACTATTTTGACAAAAACAAAATAAACTTATCTATAAGTGCAGATGACTCTATTCAAGACGTAGAGAAGAAGCTGCAAGATTTGCGCAAGAAGATGAAGGAGAAGATGGAGAGTTCTGCAAAGATATTACTCCATTTCAAGCTAAAGCCGACACTTGACTTTGACATAAAGAAATGGATAGCAAGCAATCCTTTCTTTAAGACTCCAATAGGCAAAATTGTAGCCAACATGATTGAGCAGACCTTCAAAGATTGGAAGTCAAGCAAAGAAGAGATTGACCGAATCGACCAGGCGCACAAAGATACAGGTCTGTCTGTTATCAGCGATAAGGACGCGAAGAAAAATAATAAAAAGACCAAGGGAAGCGGTCGGACGGAGGATAAGCAGTTGAAGGCTGCCCGTGCACGTCTTGACCTCTTAAAGAAAGTCCTTGCGGAGTATAAGAAATATACAGCCGACGGACGGTACACAAGAGACGCGGCAATAGGCTTTATCGACACGATGTTTGGCAATCTGAACAGGAGTCAGATAGCCAACATTATCGACAACTACATATCAGAGATTGACAAGGTGCGCAACTCTCTGAAAGGCACGACGGAAGAACGTAAGAGGTTCTTAGCAGAAGCCGACAAGACAAAGCTCGACACCCTCTTTGACCGAGAGGCGGAAGCGATGAAGCGGAATGTCGAAGCGATGAAAGACTATGTTGATAGGATGAAGGCTCAGTGGGACAAGTATCATAAGATATTTGAAGCCACGGGCGACAAGACTACAGCCTACCAGCTTGCCTTTGCCGAAGGGTATATGTTCGACGACACCACCAGTGCCATGCGTGAGCGTCTTGCAAACCTCGGCAACGAAAGGAACGTGCAGTGGGATGACTCATCTCAGTTCTCATGGTTGTTGGACGAGGAAGATGCCAAGAAGCTATTCTATAAAGACGGTGTCCTGCAACAAGACATGCTCAACCTGTACCTCGACATACAGAAACTTGTCAAGAGCAACTGGGATAAAACCTTGTTGGGCTGGGCAGAAGCATATAAGAAGAACGCCACCTATGCAGAGCGTCTTGCCGTAGCAAACAAGAAAATTGAGGATGCGAGGAAAAGCTTAGATTCTGTTCCGAAAGAGGCGAAAGGTCTTGCAACCGCAGCGTTGAACCAAGCCATAAAAGAGCGCGACAAGATAAGCTTCGAGCAGTTTGAGAACAGCTTGGGTTACCTTCGTTTCTTTGCATCCATACTCACCATGACGGGCGATGAAGCAGAGAGAATGGGTAACATCATCAAGAACCGTCTCACCACCGAGTTTACGAAAGGCAACATCAACGCCCGTGAGTACGCAAAGCGTATGAAGGATGTCAACACGCAGATAGAAAAGAGTCGTACGGGACAACGAGGAGGGTTCATGTCATTCCTTTCCGGTGGCACAAAAGGCTACCTGCAACATTTGGAGGATAAATTTAACGATGCCGCCATCAGGTTGGAGAAGGCGCAAGAGGACTACGATAATGCTATTGCTGATGATGACTTAGACGAAATCAAGGCTGCCGCTGCAAGAAAATTGGCAGCAGAGCAGGAGTTGAAGGAAGCGAGAGAGAGGCTTGGTATCACCGAGAAGATGCTTGGTGTATTGTCAAAAATCAGCTTCGGACTGTCCGCCATGCAAGGTGTCGTAGAAGGATTCTCAAAGATTGCTACTGGACTATCAGATATGTTTGACGCTCTCGGCAATGCTGACAGTGCTGCGTTCTGGAGCGATACCGCAGATGCCATCAATGCAGTAGGTTCTATCTTTACGCCGTTGCAGAATGTGGTTCAGAACGCCATGAGTGGCAATGTTACGGGTATTGTTAGCAGTGTCATCAGTGCGCCCGTAGAAATGTTCACTGGTCCTATAGCCGCCTTTGCACGTCTTCACGACAAGCAGCTGCAACGAGAGATAGAGGCTTCGCAGCAACGTCAGAAGGAGATGGAGAACCTCACCAAGAATCTTGAAAGGGCTCTCGAAAGGACTTTGGGCGGACTCTATTATATGAATGTCGCTGCGGAAGACCTGTTAAAAATTAGAGAAGCAAGGGGTAGGATTACGCCACGGAAAACTCTCCCTGGAGGTCATGAAATACCGGGTTTTGGTAACAACTATCTAAGTAGGTACGGAAGCCAAAAAGAAGTGCAAGAGGTGCGCAACGCCTACGACAAGGCGATGGAAACAGGCGAATACTACGACGTGCAACGCGCATTGCTCTTCGCTAAACAAGACGAGTTGCGCAAGCAGCTAAAAGCAGAGGAAGACAAGAAGAAGAGTGATGCTGGAGCCATCGAAGACTACAAGCAGGCTATACGCGAGATGGATGACGAAATCAAGAATTTCGCGTTAGACATGGCTGACACCCTCTATAGTATCGACATCAAGTCATGGGCAAGCCAACTTGGAGACGCACTTTTCGATGCCTGGCAGAAAGGTGAGGATGGAGCGGAAGCCTTCAAGAAGAAAGCCACCGAAATCATCACCGAATTGGCAAAGAGCATAACCGCCACCAAGCTCATAGAAAAAGCACTCGAACCATTATCCAACATTGTCGTAGAGGAGATGGATAGGACGAGCGGAAAACTTGACGAGCAGAGCCTGTTCCGTATCGCCGAGGCAATGGCTGTGATAGGCACAACCCTTCCAGATGCGTACAATACACTGATGGATGGTCTTGACTTAGGATTGCAACGTGCAGGTCTTGATTCGATGAAAGATGCGGGCAGTGACAGCAGTAGTATGTCGGCAGGCATCAAGAGCATCACAGAGAATACGGCAGACCTGATAGCAAGTTACCTGAATGCCATTCGTGCAGATGTCAGTGTCAACAGGGGGACGTTGCAGCAGATACTCTTTGCATTACAGAACCAGCAGCAGATGCCAGTCCTTGCAGAGGCGCAGCTACAGCGTTTGCAAGAGCTTGTCAGCCTTGCCCAGCAGAGAACAATCCTTGTTGGAGAAATAAGAGACATCCTTCATGGGAATGTAAACGGAGCAAATCAATTTAGAATAGCATAGTTATGACAGACAAAGAATTGAACATCACACTGAGAGAGTTAGCACGCTCTTGCGGTCTTTGCGACAAATGGTATGAAGAATGGACCGACGACAGCACCATTGATGAATGCCTTGACAGGTATATCGACGGCATAGACTTTGCCATAGAAAAAGACTACCCGTCAACGGATTTCATCCGTAAGAATTTCCGCACGAAGGACCTGCACAAACATAATATCTTCGTTGATGACGAACTGAATTTGGACGGCGGCAATGGGGTCTACGTCCTTCTCGGCAACTGTAAGGGTACAATCCGCTTCGACAACTGCGTAGCCACCATCTATATACGCCACGACAGCCATGTGGAGATAGAGTCTACTGGTGGTGCTATCGTCTTCGTAAGGCTGTACGACAAAAGTTCCAGCGAATGTGCCGCAGACAAGTACAGTAAGTTGAAGCAGCGAGACTATAGATAAAAAACGGCTACCTTCACAGGCAGCCGGTGATAATTAACTTACTAATTTTACAAAATGAAATTGTCGAGCAATCGACATTTGCAAAAGTAACCACATTCCGCTAAACCACCAAAATATATGCAGAAAAAATATATTCTTGTATATTTATTCTGCATTTTTGTATGTTTATTCCAAATTTATTCATATTTTTGTGGCGGAAACATTTTCAGAATAACACAAATGGCAGATTGGCAGAACTTCTATCTACAGAAAATGGGCTCTGACGGTCAGGGAAATCCTTATGACTGGCAGGAATCCGTAGCTACGTGGGGCATCTTCTGTAAGGAGATACCCTTCAAGATTATGGATAAGGTAAAAGAGCCGGCAAAACGTTCTTGGTATGATGAGCACGGCGACGATGAATATATCCCGTCAGAAGGTCTGTATGTAGATTCATACTCTATGAAGGTAGAGTTTGGATGTAAGTTAATTACCGGAGACGATGCTAATGTTTACGGAATTACTGTCGATGATGTCCGCGTCAATGTAGGTAATTTCTTGGAGTGGTTACGTTCCGCAGGCATGATGAAGATGTATTCCTCTTACACAAGAATCGGCAGGCAGAACGTAAGGCTTGTGAGCATCAACGATAAAGCGTGGAATAGCGGCGACGGCGAATGGTTAATCTTTGAGGTCGAATTCAAAGTCTGCGACCCCGTAACAGATGTAAGCATTTAATACGAATAGAGAATGAGCAGGATAACAATATACAGCAAGGCAGGCGTTCCGAAGTACGAAGCATCGGGATTAGAGCTTCACGATACTTGGATGGGAGAGTCGTATGTATCATTCGACATCAACTCCCCTACCCCGATAGATATTCAGATTGGAGACTATCTGATATATAGGGGCGAGGTCTTTTCTGCATATAATATCCCGTCGGTGTTGAAGCAGGCTCGAAGAATGAGTTACGGAAACGCCTTTGAGTATAAAGGCGTGAAATTCAGTTCAGCCGGAATGGAGCTCACCGACATACGCTTTTTCGATGTCGTCCTCAACGATAACGAGGTACACTATACCACCCTTCCTACCTTCTCTTTCTATTGCGAGAGCGTTGACGACCTTCTTGACCGTTTCCAAGCTAACACAAACAGGGAGAATGTTTCTCAATGGTATTTCATCTCCCCTTCATACGATAGGACTATACAACGATACGATGAAGGCAGTGCCGAGCAACAGGAGGCTATCAGGCTGTGGGAAGAAAGCTACGGTCCAGACCATACGTCTCCGCAATGCGATGTAAGCAAAGAGAAGCGCGGCACCAGCATATCCGTTGACAAGAAATCAGTATGGGACAGTCTTTCCTTTATCCTTAACGACTTCGGTCTGCATTTTATCTGCAAAGGTCATGCTATCATTGTAGGTTTCTCAGGCGTAGCCGCAGACCACATCTTCCGTTACGGAAAAGGGAATGGTCTCGCGTCTATAGAGCGAGTTGCCGACACCAATCAACAGGTTGTCACCAAGCTGTATGCCTACGGTAGTGACAAGAACCTCCCTTCACACTATTATGCAGAGTTAAATATCCGCGCTTACGGCTACCTCGCCGCATACGACCAGGAGAAACAGTATTATCTGACAAATCAAAGTTATGTTGAAGCATACTTTACAACAAAGAACGATAACGACAAATATATCGGCTCAATAGAATATGGCGAAGTTATATACGATGTCGTTTTCGACCAAGATACCTTCGGAAACCTTATCATCTATGGCGTACCCTATACGGAGTATCTTATAGATGCAGGTAAGTTCTATTTCGTAACCGGAGTAAAGAAAAGCCGCCTTCCTGACAAGGAGGTTATTCCTGGAGCCATACCAAACAACATGGCGGTCAACATGCTTATGTTGCCAGGCTTCCCCACTTACAGCCTTTCTCAGTTATGCCGGTGCGAATATGTAAATGGCGAGACCATTTTCTACTACAAGAAGACCCCGACATCCCAAGAGTCAGAGTTCCTGCGAGTAGAGGGGAATCACGTCTTCCAGTTCTCGGAAGACAAATACCGCCCGTTCATCGTCAGCAACAACGCAGAGCAACTTGGTATCAAAGAGGGGGACATTCACTTTATAGAAGAAAACGACGACAACGGTCTAAAAGCCATCTATCCGTCTATCGAAGAAATGACGGTTGGTGATGTCTTCGGAAACGACAGCACAGAGCGTCTTGACGAGATATATGCCTGCGACGTTATTACGGACAGTGGCTATTTTGCCGACGGTGAAGAAATTCCGACCTTCAAGATAACATTGAAGAATCTCGGCTTCGACCTGAGACAAGCCTTTGCCGCAGGAGGTAGCGACATGACGCTATCCATGAAAGATGGCAGTTGTGGAGGAAGAGACTTTAAGGTTACAGCCGTTAAGCAAGTGCAGAACGGTCGTTGGGAGCTTACATGCGAGAGATGCTATGACAATGCTCTTGAATTGTATTTCCCATACTCTTACAACGCTGCAACTGGAGGCGAGCCGAGTGCCAATGAGCCTTATCAGATAATGGCAGGCGACCATTTTGTCCTGACGGAGATTGATATAGAAGACACGACCTATATACAGGCAG